CACAAAAACACACAAACTCCGCTAAATGAAACTTTTTTATGGGTGACCGATGGGTAGAAAACGCAAAGCTACTTTTGATTTAATTTTAGGTGGAAAGAGCAAGAGATCCAAAGATGATCTTAAATCTAGAGCCGCTAATGAAGTGAAGTTAGGTGATAAAAAACTCACTCCTCCCTCTTCGGTGAAATCTGACAAAGTGGCGTTGAAAATGTGGAATCACATTATCAAAATTAATGCAGAAAATGACTATATTACGAGTGCTGATACTGGAATAATTGAACAATACTGTTTAGCATATTCAGAGTATCAAGATTTATCCAGTTCCAGAAAAGACTTTAAAAAGGATAATGACAAAAAACGAGGGGCTGAAAAACTGAAGTCTTGGGATGTTATGAAAGAGCTCAAGGGAATTGATAAAATGTTAAATGATAAAAGTGCTCTCCTTACAAAACTTGGTGATAAATTAATGTTAGATCCACGTTCACGAATTAGTGCAAATCCTATTTCTAATGGTGGAAAATCAAAAGCAGGTAAAGCCGAAAAAGTAAATCCACTTGATAAATTTGGAATGGCTCGTGGGTGAATATCTTAAAAAGATGGTTGACTATTCCAATGATGTTTTATCGGGTGAAGTTATTGCTTGTAAAAAACATAAATGGGCTTGCCTCCGTTTTTTAAATGATCTTAAACGCTCCAAAAACAATGATCCTGACTTTCCCTATATTTTTAATGAGGAGCGAGCTCAACTATTTGAAGATTGGTGTGGATTATTTAAGCATACAAAAGGCACTTTGACAGGAACACCGATTGAACTTGTGCCGATAACTCATTTTATATTCGGGAATCTTTACGGTTGGTATAATAAAAATGATGATGAGAGGAGATTCTCAAACTCATATTGGCAGGTTGGGCGGAAAAATGCAAAAACACAGTTGCACGCTTGCGTTGGATTATATGAAACTTTTAGTTTTAGAACACCAGAGCAAGCAGAAGTTAAATGTATTGCAACAAAAAAGGCTCAAGCAGAGATTACATTAAAAGAAGCTAAGTTGATGCTAAAACAATGTGATTATCTTGAGGAGGATGAAGATTACCATTATGCAAAATTCTCTCCTATATCGTGTCCAACAACTGATAGCGAAATGACCGCCGCATCAAGGAACGACAAAGATGATGGAGACGGGTGGAATGTTAGTACAGCACTAATTGACGAATACCACGCCCATAAATCGACGGAGCTCCTAGATATCGCCCTATCAAGTCAAGGTGCTCGTAAATCAGCCCTCGCTTCGATAATCACAACCGCAGGGCTGCACCTTGAAAATCCGTGTTACAGAATTGAATATCAATTAGTCTCTAAAATATTAGACCCTGACAATCCATTTCAACTAGAAGAATATTTTGTAATGATTAACGAGTTAGAGGTTAATACATTAGATGAAACAATAGAAGTAGATGGGAAAAAGATTGCTCCTGGTGATCTTATTGACGATATAAATGACGAATCAATGTGGTTAAAAGCCAATCCTATAGCTGCTACTCACACTGTCGGCATTAAAAAGCTCAGAAAAGAGTTAAAAATAGCTCGTGAATCTCCTGAAAATATGCCGCATTTCCTCACTAAATATATGAATGTGTGGGTAAATCACCGAGCTCTTGGATATATGGATTTAGGCCGTTGGGGGGCTTGTGGATATGATGGTGATTTAATTGCTCTTATTGCTGAGAAAACAGATAAAAAATGCTGGGTTGGGATGGACTTATCCAAAAAAGAAGATTTAACTTCTGTTTGGTTTGAGTTTCTTGGCTCCGATGAGAAGTATTATGTTATCGGCCACTCTTTTATGCCGGAAGATGGTTTTGCACAAAAAATAAAAAATGATAGAGTTCCCTATGATCTTTGGGAGAAACAGGGCTATTTAACAGTAACAGAAGGTTCTGTTGTAGATTATCGGGCTGTAAAAGATTACATTTTAAAAACCATAGAGAAGAACGGTTGGGTAGCTGAAGAAGTGGATATCGACCCTTATGCAGCCATACAGCTCACGGGGGATTTTATAGACGGTGGTTTAGAGGTTGTTGAGATTCAACAGAGAATAACCGTACTCTCAGAGCCTACAAAAGATTTTCGCTATATGGTTTATGAGAAGCGAGTAGTTCACGGTAATGATCCGTTGTTAACGTGGGCAATGGGTAACTGTGTTACAAGAACAGATATAAATGAAAACATTATGCTCAACAAATCAAAAGCAATTCAGAGGATCGATCCAATAGCGGCTGGGATTAATGCTCATACTAGGGCGATGTATGTTGAGGCTAAACCACAGAATAGAGTAATGTTTATCTAAGTAATCTCATTCCAAATACTCTGAGCTTTATCAATCACCTTATTATATTCTTGATGATCGATGTCGTTTGGGTTGTTGAAAAGTTTATACAGGCCACCTCTTGTTGAGTAGGGGATCTCTTTCATTCTTGTAATTGCAGAGAGAGAGATTGTTATCCCTCTCTCTTTGTTGTATTTGGATGGTTTAGTTTCTTCTTTCAATTGTTCTCCTTTTATCGGATTAGATTATTGTTTTCTAGGTTTATTTGGGGGCATAGCTCTTGATGGTGATACACTCCAACTGCTTTTGCGATTACTATTACAATGACAACAACTATACTTTCTAGGTGGTGCCGGTGGAGGCGGTGGAGGTCTTAATATTTTAACTTGCTCCGCACATTTTTCATCCTTCCAAAACTTTTTACAAGTATCAAAGTAACTCCAAAATAAGAACTTTTTTGTTTTAATAGTACAATTCTGCTTTTTAATAAACTTACAATTGATTCCACCTAATGGCATATTTACTCCTATGTTTTTTAATCATCTCGACTAAGTATACAACTACTCCACTCTTCAACTTCTGCATTTTCTAATGTTCTTTTTTCAGAATCTGTTAAGTTCGATCGTCTTTTTATTTTTGCCTCAATAGAGATACTATTTTGCGTTTCTCTATCTGTTGGTATTACTAGTTCATCACTCTTTAAACCCATAATATTTTTAGTAATCTCCACGGCTCCCGTTTTCATTGGGATAAGCATCTCATCCTGTTTACCCTCTCCAATTGGTTCAACTAAACCACCTCCTGCAAAACCTTTTAAATTTGGTTGTGTTGCGATCGCTTGGGCTCGTTTTAATGCTAAATCTCTTATCACTACAATTTGCAAAGCTTTTGATGCTGCATCAATAGGATCTTTCGGATCTGTAGACTCAATAATATCTGCGATCGCATTTGTAGCATTGTTGATAATTTCTTTTACGGCTTTTAATTTTTCAGATTTATTCATATTAAAAATCTCCTACAACAGGAATTAATAAAATCTCATATTTTCCGTGATACCGTGTAAAATATTCATAAAAATCTCCTATCGTTTCTTCAGTTGAGCTATCTCTTCGGTTTCCAGAAATAGGAAGATAAACGACATTTGGATGATCTGGTGATAAGGTTAAGTTGTTAAAAGTAAACTTAGTTCTCTTGCCTATGGTTACGGTTTCGCTTATTGTAACTTCTTTCATTTGATATCCTTTGTCAATAATTTTTATGTGTACTGCAAAACTTGTAAATATTAAAATGTAAATAAGTGTATAGTTGAAAATCTTCCATCCACTAGGTGAAATTTCTGGATATAATAAATCATCCATTATCTTCCTACTTTCCATTATTTAAGATTGAGAATATCACACAAATAAGTACGTTTAACATAACAGCACCTACAACGGACCAATGTATTATGTCCCCGATTTTCTCTTTAGAAATTTTCATATCTTACTCCCACATTCCTCTTTTAGTATCTTTAATATTATCTTCTAAATCCTTTTTGGCTTCTTCCATTGTTTCGCCTTGCCCCGAAATTTGAACTTCAGTACCGAACAGAAAGATAGTTTTCTCTGCAATAATTTGATCAGATTCACCTTTTGAGTAAGCGACATCTGGATCAACTTGTATTCCTGGACTATCACACTCAATTGAGTTACCGTTACTATTTGGAGCACAACTACAGCACAACGGAGCTAAAAAACTAGGGCTTTGTTGTTGGCTATTTGCACTCTCTTCTATAATATCTCCACATTTCCAGCAATGATCCATATCTTACTCCTCTATCTCAACAATTGATGCACCGGTGGGTAGTTTTTTATTTAAATCTAGTGAAATATTTGGCTTTCTGTGTATCCATCTAATCTGATGAGAAAGATTGTGAAGATTTAATCTTTCACCATACATACTCCCAATCTTTGGGTAAATTCTATGGTCATTTACAATAACTTTTACACCGTGCTCCATACACTTAAACGGGTTGAGCTTTATAGTTTCAAGAGGCAACCACAACGTGCCATTCCGCCACCTAAGACTACTAGTGTCCATATATGGATTAGTTGCAAACCCATATTTTAAATCACTACCGTAAAGGTTAATGCCGTGTGTTGTTTTGGGATAAAAGCAAGGACTACCAATCAAGCACTCTGCCAACTTCAAACACTCTTCTGTATTTGATAACTTTAAAAACTCCATTTTGCCTCCAATAAAATTAATCAATCACCCTAATATATCCATAAAACGGATACAATGCAACGAAAACCCCAAAAAAACAAATCTTTCTACATCTATTTATTATATTGAAATCATAGAACCATCAAAAAAGAGGCTTTGTAGTGGAAAAAGTTAAAAAATTCTTTCGTGAACTATTGGGAATTGCTGGTTTTTGTCTTGCTACTTATGGCATTTTCTTAATGCACCCCCCCACTGCCTGTGTTATTTCTGGTTCAATCATCTTTTGGCTTACAACTCCTACTAAAAAGAGCGTTAAATAATGCTCGCATCTTGGTTTGCCGAAAAAAGAAACGCTCAATCGTTTAGCGCGAGTAATATTCCCAAACATCTTATGTCACTTTTTGGGGGCGGTCCTACTGCTTCCGGTATTTCGGTTAATGAGGAGAGATCTCTTACTCTTACTTCTGTTTGGTCTTGTATTGCAATTATTTCTCGCACAATGGCAACTATGCCCCTCCCCGTTTTTGAAAGAGTTGATCGCAGAAATAAAGAGGTCGCTTACGACTCTCCACTATACGAACTACTACACAATAATCCTAATCCAGAACAGACCGCTTACCAGTGGCGAGCGTTAATGGCTGTTCATCAACTCCTTTGGGGTGCGGGGATTTCTTGGATTGAGTTTGATAGAAAAGGTGAACCCATAGCGTTGTGGCCTATTCCTCCTTGGATGGCATCACCTGAGAGAACTAAGAACGGTGATCTTGTTTATAAAGTTACACTGTTTAACGGCACTCAGAAAGTTTTACAAGCTAGTGAAGTTGTTGTATTTGAGTCGATGAGTACAACCCGTGACCGTTGGATGTCTCCTATTCAAGTTCACCGTGAAACAATCGGTGCTGCAATGGTTGTAAAAGAGTTTGGTGCAAAAGTATTTGGTCAAGGCATAAATCCTGCTGGAGTAATGACCATACAAAAATTTGGGAAAGAGGAGACTCAAGATTCATTACGGGCAAAATTCGGAGGTTATGAGGGTTTAGGGAATGCTCACAAATTAATGTTTGTTGAGGAGGGAATGAAGTTTGAGAAGGTCGGACTTCCTCCACAGGATGCTCAATATCTTCAAACTCGTGCTTTTAATGTAACAGAAGTAGCTCGTATTTATAACGTGCCTAATTTTATGTTGAATCTCACTGATGGTTCTAGTAATTGGGGAACTGGTTTAGAGCAACAGAGTAGAGCGTTTATGACCTTTACAATGTTAGCTTATACAACTCAATGGGAGCAAGAACTCAATAAAAAGCTGTTTTTTACACGAAAGTTCTTTCCAGAATTTAATATGAACGCTCTTTTAAGAGCAGATATAAAGGCTCGCACTGAAGCATATTGGAAACTCTTTCAAATGGGATCAATGAGTCCCGATGAGATTAGAGCAAAAGAGAATATGAACACTATTCCAGATGGTTTAGGGGATCACTATTATCTTCCTCTCAATATGGGAGAAGCTCAAAGTGTAATTGATGGAACTGTTGAGAAAGATACGAGCGGTAAAGATAACGGCAATAATCCAGATGATAAAGGAGATAATCCAGATGAAAAAGAATAAAGCGACAAAAAAGAGAGAACAGCGGTTTTTAAAAGTCAATAAAGTTGAGATTCGCAGTGCTGAGTCTGGTGAAGGTGACGACAAAACAGAACAGCGGTTTGTTGCTGGTATTGGTATCGTTTACGGTGAAGAAGTAACCATTTGGGACGGGTTTAAAGAAACTATTCGTGCCGGTGCTTTTGCTGATAGCCTTAAATCTGATATCAACGTAAAAAGCTTTTTCAATCACAACGCCTCTTTTGTTCTTGCTACTCAAAGAAGTGAACCGGCCTTAACTATTACAGATAGTAAAGATGGGCTTGAGTTTGATGCTCCTATTCCAGATACCAGTTACGGAAGAGATTTAATTGAGAATCTTGAGAGAAAAAATGTTGAGGGTGCTTCTTTTACTTTTACAGTAGATGAGGATATCTTAATAATTGATGAAGATGATGTTTATCATCGTGAAATTGTTAAGGCGACTCTCTACGAAGTGGGACCAGTTACAAACCCCGTTTATCCTCAAACTGAGGTTGGTGTTAGAAATAAGGATGAGGCTTTTAGTGAGATGAAAGCTAGAGTTGAGAAACAGAAGGATGATGAGCGTAGTGATAAGGGCTCTAATCTTGATTTATATAAATTGAATCTCAGTATTGCTGAGAACAGTTAAATTTAACAAAATGGAGAACATCGATGATTGATGTGAACAAGTTAAAAAGAGACCAGACAGAAGCCCTTGCTGAAATGCGAGCGCTTGCTACTGCTGTTGAAAAAAGAGATGAAGATAAACGATCTCTAACACCAGAAGAGCTAACACGCTCTACAGAGCTTCAAGCTCGTGTTGCGGCATTGACCACTGAGATTGCACAAGCTGAAATGCTTAATGCTGATGAAACTCGTGAACTTGCTGCTAAAAACGGCGAGAAACGTGGTGGTGGTGATCGTGGAAATGGTGACGGCGACGGCGATGAGTTCCGTAGTTTCGGTGAGTTTATGGGTGCAATCTCTCGTGGTGATACGCAAAATATGCAAAAGCGTGAGCAGTCAATGGGCACTGGTAAAAAAGGTGGCTTTTTAGTACCGCGAGAATTTGACAAAGAAATTCGTGCAATGCGTCCAGAAGATGGAATTGTTCGCCCAAATGCTATGGTTATTTCGGCAGGCTCGTCAACACCTGATGCGCCTATTGACTTACCAGCACTTGACCAAACAGGCGACAAGGGTGTTCACGGTGGTATGGTGATGAATTGGACTGGTGAAACAGGTCAAAAGAAAAATGCCGGCGATATTGAATTTATTATGGTTTCTCTTGAACCTAATAATATTACTGGATATGTCGAGGTTACAAATAAGCTGCTCAATAATACAGAGGCTTTTGCATCATACCTTATGCAGATTATGGCTGGGGCAATTGCTGCAACAGAAGAGTATGCGTTTTATCTTGGTGATGGAGCTGGAAAACCACTTGGAATTTTGAACTCAAAAGCTGTGATTAAAATTGAGCGTGAGACTGCTGGAAAAATCACTTATAATGACCTTGTTGATATGAACGCTCTTATCAAAGGTACAGATCTCAAGTGGGTAATAAATAGAACAGTTTTACCAGCGTTGCAAAAAATGGTTCCAGAAGATACAACTACACTTGCTTGGCAAGCATCGGCAGTTGTTGGAGAACCTGACACTGTTCTTGGGCTTCCTGTACTGTACAATGAAAATTCTCCTGTTCTTGGGGAGTTTGGCGATATTGCTCTTCTTGATATGAAACAGTATGCGATTAAAGATGGTACTGGTCTTTCCGTAAGGCTTGATGATATCACACAAGCTGAGTATGACAAAACCCGTATCTATATCTCGTGGAATGTTGACGGACAATCTCTTCTTACAGATTCTATTCTGATGGCAGATAAGAAAACACGCCGTTCGCCGTTCATCGTTCTTGATGCAAAATAGACGATTTAAATAGTTGGGGAGCTTTAAAACTCTCCAGCCGTTTTTTTAAAGTATTAAAAAATAAACAATTATCAAAGAGGTAAAAAATGAATCTTATATCAGAAGTCAATAAACTTGACTCAGGAATAGCTCCTGCATCGATCAACGGTGCTCAAACAGGGCTATATTTTCCAATGAGCATTCACCGTAAAGCTCTATTCTTTGCAACAGTCGGAGTAATGGCTGCTGCTGCAACATCTACAATTCAAGTAATG